TTTGGTTTAGGGTCAGTTGAAATACTTAAACAACAAATAGTCCAAATAGAAGATGCCATTCAACGCGGTGGGTTTGTGTTTTAAAAATGTGCTTTTAAATTTAATAAGCAGATTTTTAAAAAGGGGTTATTTACCACTTCGTCTTTTTGACGCTAATTTTAGGACCTGCTCCGCGTTTTTTGGCATTATTTGGGTCATATTTCTCATCTTCTTCATCCGAGTTGATATCTTTGCTGAGTTCCCAGAACTCTTTTGACCCTAATTTGAAGTCATTGTGCGAGTCGGCCTTATACCAAAACACTTGTTCATGCAATTTATTGGATTTTGCATTATTATTTATTACTAAGCACTCATAATTTTCAGTGCATTGATCCATGACCTGACAAAAAGACTCAAAAGTTGGAAACATTCCTGCATAATTCTCATAAATGCGTTTTCTATTTGCGATGTATGGTTCTCTCAAAATAAAAACATAATCTATGTTGGTTCTCAGTGTGGGAGGAATGCCTAAAGGATATTGCATTGTGATGATAAGCATGATCTTCCAATGTCTTCCGTTCATGAAAAGAAGACGCATCATTTTATCACGAGTCCACGTGCCGTCATAAAGACAGTCATCAAGAATCACAAAAGCTCGCGGATCAATTGTGCTACGTTTAAATGCCTCCATTTCCTTTTTAATCTGCTTTAAAACTGATTTTTGTCGCTTTAAAATATTCTCAACGATCGCAGTGTTGTATTCGTTATGAATAAACAATTTTGGGACCATTTTTCCATAGAAACCGTTACCTTCTTCAGTGCCAGCCACAACAACGCCAATTGGAATATCTTGATGATAATATAATAAATCCCTCACAAGGAAAGACTTACCAGTATCACGTCTTCCAATTAAAACTACGACTGGGCCTTTAGATTCATTAGGTTTGAAACTAATTGTTTTCATATCAAATTTCTTGAGTTCTAAAGTCATGATATTCTTGTTATTGTTACTTTAGAAAATTCATTCAATGTAGAATACGCATATAACTTTTGTTAATGCAAATCGCATTTGTTTAGCCAAAATTACTAAAGATTTATAAATAAGTTAAAAATAAATATTATTAATATATTATTTAGCTAATGGATAACGACACTCTCAAAATCAACTACGAGAAGAGAAAGAACAGCGAGTTATTCAAGCTATTCAAAAAGGATAACTTGACTTTTCTCTCCGAAATTCAAAATTATGTACCCATTTACAATAGATTTTTTCTATTGAATGAAACAAATTTTAACTCTGTTAATTTGAACCATGAGTGGTTTTTAACTGATATTAAAAACTCCGTCTCTGATAATAAAAATTTATATAATTGCTCTATTCAAAATTTGCAAACGTCTAAAACAAAAAAGAAGCAAGTCTTCTTTAAAATGGCTCCATTATTGGACCCTTTTAAATTCTTGATTGGAAAATACAACATTAATGACAATTCTTTATTTAATTTACCAAAATTAACAACAAATGGGGACATCGGAACAGTTCATCCAAAATTATTGGATTGCAATAATTCAGCGTACGTTGATGGATTCTTTTCATTTCTATCAAGCACCTTGATTCATAAATATGATTTTGTTAATGGCGTTGACTATTATGGGTCTTTTCTTGGAATTAAAAAGGATTTTAAATTGAATATTATTGACGATTTAGATTATCTTTGCAAGTCAGAATTTTTTAATAAAAATAAAAACATTAATTTTCAGGTAGACGACTACAGTTTCTTATATAACGATGAAGACAAACCAAAACAATTGGTTCCTATTAAAATAGACCACAATATAAGCAATAAATCAAATTTATCCATTAAATCTATTGATGATGGTTTATTTGAAGATTTATTTACAGAAAATCATCTAACGTTGGATGATTTAAAAGATAATTCAATTGAATTAGTTGATCTCATGGCCTCTGAAACTTTCTCTATTGCAGAAGCAAAAACAACTACAATTAAATCTGGTTCTACTTGTTCTTCAAGAACTTCGCACACGTCGGATAATAGCGGACCAGACGAATCATGCAATAATTGCGATGAAACATCAAATAATGCAGAATCAAATGACAATGATGCTGGATCAGAAAATACAGTAATTATGAGTGAAAGCGGAAGTGAAAGCGGAAGCGATGAATTTTGCGAAGAAGAAAGAATTGAAGCAACCATACCAAGTTTTCCTGTGCAAGTTATTTGCATGGAAAATTGCGACACCACATTTGATGACCTTATAATAAATAATGACTTGACTCAAGAGGAATGGTTTTCCGCGTTAATGCAAGTTATTATGATTTTAATAACTTATCAAAAGGCGTTTTCATTCACTCACAATGATTTGCACACAAATAACATTATGTATAACGAAACTGATGAGAAATATATTTACTACTGCTATAAAAAGACGTATTACAAAGTGCCTACTTTTGGACGCGTCTTTAAAATCATAGACTTTGGTAGAGCCATTTACAAGTTTGATGGAAAATTATTTTGCAGCGATAGTTTTCAACCTGGCGCAGATGCAGCTACTCAATATAACACAGAACCTTATTTTAACGAAAAGAAGCCGCGATTGGAAGCAAATTATAGTTTTGATTTGTGTCGATTGGCTTGTTCAATTTTTGACTACGTCATTGAAGATTTAGACACACTGGATGATTATGATAATTGCGAACCGATTGTTAAATTGATTTTTGATTGGTGTTTAGATGACAACGGCATCAATATACTTTATAAAAATAATGGAGTTGAGAGATATCCTGATTTTAAATTATATAAAATGATTGCACGATGCGTGCACAATCACACTCCACAAGGACAGTTGGAGCGTCCAGAATTTAAAAAATTTATTGTAACTAAAAATAAGGCACCATCTGATAAAACAATTATAAATATAGACAATATTCCTTGTTTTTCATCTGAAAATCTCAGTTTAAAACCCTCAGTTTAAAACGCAAAATTATTATATTCATTGTATTTAATAAAATAAAATGAATTCATCAACGCCAAATATAAGAAATTTTGGATTTATTATTACGCGGCACGTAAATTCAGAAACTACAAACAAGTATTGGAATTTTTGCATTCAATCCATTCGCAGATTCTACCCATTTAAGAAAATTGTTGTAATAGACGATAACAGCGAAACACTCTTTTTAAAAGCAGAATACGAATACAAGAACGTTGAATACGTTAATTCTGAGTTTCCTGGAAGAGGCGAACTTCTGCCGTATTATTATTTTTATAAGAATGATTATTTTGACAACGCTGTTATCGTACACGACAGCGTATTTATACAACAGAGAATTAATTTTGAACTTTTAGTCAGTAAACAAGCGCAAGTGATGCCATTATGGCATTTCTTTTGCGAAAAGAAGGAAAGTTTTAATGACACCAGGGGGATGATTTCTACATTGGAAAACAATTTTCATATTATAAATTCACTATTAAATGATAAAACATATGAAGTAATGGGACGTCCAAATGATAATGTGTGGGCTGGATGTTTTGGCGTGCAAAGTTTTATTAATCGCAATTTTTTAACTATACTTGGAGATAAATATAGTTTATTCAGATTATTAAAATATATTACGTCTCGCAAATACAGATGTTGCTTGGAGAGAATTATGGGGATTATATTTCATGAGGAATACCTGAGACATGTTAAACAGTATTCTTTATTAGGCAATATAAGGTCATATTGCAATTGGGGTTACACATATAATGAGCATTGCGAGAATATTCGCAATAAAAAAATACCGCGTTTACCGGTTGTAAAAGTTTGGAGTGGGCGATAGATTAAAGGATTATAAATATAATGCACAACATAACGCCAAATTTATTTAAATATAAAATATATACAATATATAACTACTTTTTATGACTGATAACATTATTGTTTCATTCGCAAAAAACAATTATATGTCAAATATTATTAAACTTCTTACTCTAAAGAATCCCAATAAGGTGTTGCCATTAGACGACCTATATGAAATGGAAGAAAAACTTAAAAATTCTAAAACAGAGTTTACCGATGGAGACGATTGTTCCACTGTTGCATTATCGTCAAACCCTAGTTCATTCAGCAGTAATGAAAGTGCCGAAGAATATTTTTTACAAAAAGAATATTCATTTGAACCGAACAAGCTAAGGTATATTTCTGTACTAGGGTTTGGATCATTTGGAACTGTGGTTCTATCTGAATATAATAAACGTGAGTATGCTATAAAAAAAATACCAAAACACAAAATAGTTAAGGAAGATGTAGAGCAAATTATGTCAGAAAAGAAACTTTTGATGCAAATGGACGACCCATTTGTCTTGCGTTTATATGGAACGTTTCAAACTAATAATGAATTATGCTTTGCGACTGAGGCTTTGGAGTATGGAGAATTGTGGCATGCTATTCACGATGGCAATAAGCTAACTCATGAAGAATGCGTTTTTTATGGCGCATGCATTGTTCTAGGACTTGATTTTATTCATAGCAAAAGCATTGTTTATCGTGATTTAAAACCTGAAAACATTATGATTGCTTCAAATGGATATCCAAAAATTATAGACTTTGGTCTAGCCAAGCAGTTGCCTTATTTAAAGCGCAGTGAAGACGGAATTATGAAGAGCTATACAAAATGTTACACTTTATGTGGAACACCAGAGTATGTGGCTCCTGAAATAATTTTATGCAAATGTTATGACAGCTCTGTAGATATATGGTCGCTTGGTGTACTGATTTATGAAATGATCTTTAGAAGAACTCCGTTTATAGATAATATAAACATAAACACTAAAGATGTTACAAAGATCTTTACAAATATTGTGACATGTAGTAAAAATGGGATTTTGATTTCAGAAAAAATAGATAAACGAACAGATGGAACACCAAATGCGCGCAATCTGATTACGCAAGTGTTAAATGGAGACAGTGTATCGCGACTTGGAAAAAATAACACTCCGCGAAGTCTCCTGAACCATCCTTATTTTTTATCAACTAAATTAAACCAAGATGATTTATATAACCAGACCATTCCTGCACCAATAATTCAACCTCAACTTATTGGAAGCGACCTTGAAACGTTAAAAGAATTGGAAGAATACACCGGAGACCAAGAAATTTTTAAAGGGTTTTGACGCGGTTTTTATTTTATTTATTTTATTATTAAGCATCAACATCTTCTGACTCCAAAGGTTCACGCATTACGTAGATGTCTTCAATTGAGTAGAGTTCGCACTTTTCACGGTAACTAAAACTACTAAAACAAACCGTGTCATAATTCTCAAACTGATAGCCAAAGGTGCAATTTAAATCACTTGTTATTGGCTTGCCGGCTTTAGTGTGCTTCAAAATTGTAAGATCGGCAGCACGAACCGCGACGCCGCGGCATACAAGATGCACAATCTCGTCCGTTTCCGGTAGATGCATAAGATATTTTTTGCCACGCTTGAGACGATCATAAACAGTATTATCGGTGTTAATTTTTACTAAACCCTTGCACATAAACGTAATTTTTGGTTGTTGGATTTCTTCCGCCATCATCTTTTTGAATTTGGACTTTCTTTTATTTTTATTTATCGGTTCAATTTTTTTCGGAATTGAAAAAAAAAATTGAATTACTTTTCCAAATTTTTGACCAGAGTAAAAACGCAACAATTTAAACCATGAGTTCTCTTCCCCTTCTGCCTGTAAACATTGTGAATCGCATCATCAGGGATGCGGCAGTACTACATGGAGAGAAAAGTGTCCCCAAGTTTATTTTCAGTAAGGCCAAACAGCAATATATTTTCAGGGCCAGATTTCGCAAAAGATACTTGAGAAGACGGTTTGCGAATGTGGAACAGCTTCTTCGCTTC